ACCTTTCCAGTCTTTCTTACAACCTTCTTAACATCTTTTTTGGCAGTTTTAGCAACCTTCTTAACATCTTTCTTGGCAGTTTTAGCAACCTTCTTGGCAACCTTTCCAGTCTTTCTTACAACCTTTTTGGCAGTTTTAGCAACCTTCTTGGCAACCTTTCCAGTCTTTCTTACGACCTTTTTTGCTGATTTGGCAACCTTCTTAACATCTTTTTTGGCAGTTTTAGCAACCTTTGATAAACTCTTCTTCGTTTTTTTAGATTTAGCAAGAGCAGCAAGACCAAGAGTAGCAAGTAAAGGATTAAGTCCTTGTGGCATTAACATAGAAGCAAGACCTACACCCCCTTTTTTAGAATTTCTGCTGGAAGATTTTTTGAGTTTTTTAGTTTTGGTTCTTTTAGAATGAAGTTTTCCGCCACTTTTTGTGTCTGCTGCTGATTGTTTTCGTGATGATGGAGGTGTTGTTTTTGTGTCTGTTGCTGATTTTTTTTCTTCAAATTCACTGCACAAATTATCTATTTGTTTTTTAACATTTTTAAAAGAATCATTAATTTTTTTTAATAAAGTTACCAAAGTAGCACTCATTTCATCACTTCGTATTTCTTTTACAATAGAATCCCATTTTATTTTGAGTTCATCATATTTTTCTTTATAAAAATTATAAGCCGTATTACATTTTAATTGATCTTCTTTCTTAAACTCTTTAATGTTAGCTTCTATTTTATTCAATTCATTTTTAATTTCATTAGTTTTATCTCTCCATTTTTTTTTTAAATGCTTTGTATCACCCATTTCAGACATATCTCTTCACTATATATAAACCACCAAAAAAAAAGTTAAGCTCTCGGAACCTTTTCATTAACTTTATTTCTATGTTCTGTAAAATCTTTAATTTGATCGAACATTCCCCCTTTTGTCTTTTTTTTCTTTTTAATTTTCTTTTTAATTTTTTTCTTTTTAATTTTCTTTAAAGTTTTTTTATTTTTGGTTGTTTTTTTTGTTTTGGACGCACTTTTAAAAAAATTATTAAATAATTTTTTTAGATATGAAATCATTTTGTATTTATATATATTTTGAAATATTTTAAAAAATTAATTGAATTTAACAGTAATAGTAACATTATGTTTATTAACTTTTTTGGTTGCGGAAAGAGTTAATGTATTTTTGTTTGATATGTTTTTATTAGATTGTTTAACAGTTTTTATTTTTTCTTTTGTTAATTTTTCTTTTGTTAATTTTTCTTTTGAGGATTTTTTATTTAAAGACTTCTTTATACTTTTATTTTTGGAATAGATATTCATTTGTTCTTCAATATCATCATAGTTTTTATACATATAATCTAATATTTTGTTTTCAATCGCCCATCTAAAAAAGTTTAGTTGTCCCACAGTTGTTCTTAATGGTTTTTCTTGTATTCCATTATATTTATCAATATAGAACAATATTCTCTCTCTTCTACAAAAGGGATCAAACTGTTTCTTTGAGTATGCTTTTAGCTGAGATTTATAACTGTAATAAACCATGAAATTCTTTTTTAGATGTTCGTATATGATTTCATTTTCACGAGAATAATTTGTAACAAAATAGTCTATTATTCGTAATGATAGGTTTGAATCACCATCAATAATAGAAGTTAGTTCGTCTAAATTATTTTGTTTTGAATAAAATTCAATTAGTTTATTCATTAATACAACATGGCGTGAGTTAAGATTTGTAAAAGTTTTGCTTTCTTTATTTAATTCACTTTCACGAATGTATTTGGGTCTATTCATTTACATAATATTATTTTAATTGTTTAAGTATCTTTCAAAATTTATTTCTAAAAAAAGATTTTTTATTTAATATATTATGAATTTTAAACCACTTGTTAGAGTGCTTTTCTTGGTTATAACAATTTATTTTTCCTTGTATAAAATCTAATGTTTTATTAATATATTTTTTTTGATAGTCCATAAACATTTTATTTACATTTTTCATTTCTTTAATAAATTCATCTGGTAATATTAAATTTTTTATACAAATTTCTTCTTTTTTAAAAGTATCCCAATTTTTAATACAATTTAACATAGAATTTACAAATTTATCAGAAACACCTTTAAACCCAGTAGAAATAATATATTTTTCTGAATTTGCTGGTCTACTAGTTACTGGTTTAAAAATATATACATTTTCATATAACAAGGATAATAAATATATAATCTGTAAAGAAAAATAAGTAAATAAATCAAACATTTTACAAACCATAGAACCATTCTTTTCTTGAATTAATAAACTCGTTGTTATTTCAGAAAATATAATTTTTAAAGAACTAATTTCTTGATTATTAAAATCACCACTATAATCAAAACCACCATCTCCAGTAACTAGATAGGCTTTCTTATCTTGAAATAGTTTAGAGTATCCCACAATAGTTTCTGTATTATATAAACTTCCAGTTTTTAGAATTACATTTTTATTATTTAAAAAATGAAATTTTCTTCTTTCAAGCTGTCCCCAACCTGGGATATTTTTATTTTTTGATTTTAATGTAATACAATAATGTGTATCATTTATATTCTTATTTGTTCTATATTTATATATTGATTCAATAAATCCACCTGGTCCCTCTGCTATATTTGCTACAATACCACTACTAACATTAAACTCTTTTGGAATAATATCAAAAGAATTTATCATTTCTAACATCTTAAAGAAAGATCTACTAAGAGGAATAATATTAGATGAATTCCTTTTAAATTTTTCATTTCTAAAAACATTTGTTCCAAATACATTTACTAATTCATAAGGATTTATTTTTCTTTTTGCTTTATCCCACTTTTTGTAATTATCTTTTTCATCAATTTTGGATTTTAATAAAGAAATTTCTTTATAAAAATCTAAAAATATAAATTTATTTTCTTTCCCTAAAATAATTTCGTCTGGTAATTTATCATTGCACGAATTTATTAAATAAGATATATTATTAATCTTATTTTTACTAACCTTTTTATATTCCATTTTAAGATTAAAATTTATTATATAATTAATTAACTTTTCTTATACCATAATTAAATAACATTTTAGATAATAAATAAATGATCTAGTAAATCTTTAAATTTATTTAAGTGGTGAAAAAAAACAAATGAAATTCCTAATTCAGTTCCTCTAATATTTTCACTATTCAATGATGCTATATATTTATTATTTTTAAAAATAAAAGGAATTTTTGGAATATGTTTAAGTAATAAATAATAAATGGAAGATAATATAAATAAATATAAAAAAGAATTTATATATATGTATGGTTTTTTAGCATCTGATAATTCTGGATATAAATATTTATTTAAAATATTTGTAATAAATAGAGTTATTATAAAACTAATAAATACATATTGAAATACTTCTAATAAGTTCAATAACAACATTTATACTATTAAATAAAAAAAAATTAAAATTCATTTTTTATAAAAATAGAATTTTTTTAATTTTTTTGGAAGACCCTTTTGATTGTGAAACATATTTATCCATAAAATATAAATAATATTTTACTATCATTGAATTAAGAACCAAATAATTTCTATTTCTATTAGAAACTAATGTATTATAATATAATTTGATAATTCTATTATCTAATATGTTATCAATTTTTTCATTTGAAATTAAAATAGATTCTTTATTATTTATATATTTTGCTGAATTTATTATTCTTTCACTTAAATATTTTGTATCTATTTTTAACAAAGATAAATCATTTAAAGATAATGAAAAAAAATAGTATGTAAATATTTTTAATAAATCATAATCAGAATCATTAATAGTCTTTCTTTCTTTTTGTAACAAAATATTTATTGAGTTAGTTATACTAGGAAAAAATATTTTTTTAACAGTTTCTTTAATATGTAAAATTGTATCACATACATTTTTTGGAGAATAAGAATTATTTGTATAATCAGAACATTCTTCTTCACTTAACTGATAAGTTTTTTTATCAGGATATATTTCTTGTAACGCAATAGAATAACATGAAACACCCACTAGTTGTAAGTTAGCTTTAGTTATCTTTTTTTCTGTTTTTAGCATATATTCTTGAAATAATTTAATTGTTACTTCAAATGGTTTTAGCATAGAATAACTAAAATTTAAGTTATTAAGTATTGATTTTTTATCTAGTGAATGAACTTCCAAATTAACTTCAAATAACCAATTTATTAATATAGGAAAAAAAGAGTTTCTAATTTTTTTGTGAAAAAATAATATTTTCTTTAATTCACAAACACCACAAGTATGATTACACTCGTGGATATTAAGGTTTTTATTATTAAATTGATGTGTATTAATTTGTTGATTCATTTTAATTCATACTAATAATAATATATATTAAATTATCAATTTTTATATGTATTTTACTTTATATTTAAATTTACTATTTAAATCTACTATTTATAGTAGTGAAAAGACTTAACTTAACTTTAACTTATTTTAACTTAACTTAATTTAACTTAACTTTAACTTAACTTTAACTTAATTTAACTTAACTTAATTTAACTTAACTTAACTTAATGTTTTCTTTTTCTTTTCCTGCTTAAACTTTTCCTACTTAAATTTTCAGCAAGTTTACAATGCCCCGGGTGTTTATTTTTTCTTACACACCGTTTGTTTCTACGACAACCTTGGTGGTCTTTAGATGTCCCTTCTTTCTGTTCTCTTTTAAAGAACGTTTGAACGCATTTTTTTCCCAATCTTTTACACCTACTACATGGTTTCTCGTCATATTTTTTATCGCACTTTACTTTTGCTTGACGACAATTATTACAACTGTTCGGCATCTTTTTTTTACAAGACCTTTCTGGAAACTTTTTCCCAACATTTGGGATTGCTACAGAATATGCTGAGTCTTGTATAGAAGTCGTCTCCAATAAAGTTTTTCTTTTTAACTGATGGTCCTCAAGTGTACAAGCACCTTCGTATTTTGAAGAAAAATCTAAGTCACTTTGTTCCTCTAGGTCACTTTGTTTCTCTAGGTCACTTTGTTTCTCTAGGTCACTTTGTTCCTCTAGGTCACAACCAATACATCGCTTTGGGTTTTTTGCGGGGTTTTTTGCGGGGTTTTGTGGTAAAAAAACCAACACAGAGAACGGACAAATCATCCCCGAAATACTGGACGGTTAAGTATCTTTAATAAATCATAAAATAAATTTTAACATTCTTTTATCATTTTTTTTAATAAACTATTTTAA